CCATTTATTCATTATATAATTAAATCTTTTTATCAAATATTATTATCTATAATTATATTAATCACTCAGCCAAATTATCAGCGACAAATTTCTTCCCAACTTTATAGGCCATCACTGCAACTTCTTGTGCCAGAAGATTCTATGCACTAGTACCTTCTATAACTCCTGTTCCAATATTCGCTCCAGGAACTGATATACCGCTTTGGATTTCTGCCGTCATCTTAAACGGAAGTCCATAAATCGTTGTTGGAAAACCGTATCTGTCAAGAACCCACAATAATGCAGTATATGTCTCCAATAAACATGGAAGTCCTTCCTGTGCGTGAACGTCATCCGGAGTAAGATGCCCATGATCTCCCAGGCTGTCCAGAGCTGTACTTCTGGCCATGTGTAGCGCGATCCCTGTTGCAATCATATCATCTGTAATCGTTTTCTTAAGAATCAAAGCGTTGCCTGTTTTAGTCAAATCGTACACAGATTGTTCATCCGTTAGCCACGGTGAATGGAACAGTGAGATAAACTCTAAAGCATTGCCGCCCATGTAGTTAGATACGATGTAATCCCGGCAGTTTGTCCAATCCGTAAGGTTCTCGTCTGTGTAGCTTGTTTTTCTGTTAAAGTATTCCTGCATACATACAATGTTGAATTTGTATGTTTTTAGAATATCAGACATTTTCGCCGTTGTATTTGTCCAGGCTGGTGAATTCTCTGCAATACTGAACGCCTCACACTCAGTATCTGCTGTAAACTTCGCATATTGCTGAGACAGATCGTATCCACCGTTGTACCACATGTAAAAGCGGAATCTGAATCCGGGATAATACTTTGTCAGCATATACGGCAGATAGGCTATACCGTCCTGTGTGAGCGAGTTTCCGACAAACAGAATAGACAGTTCCTTCACATCCCTGTTGAGTTTGATTAACACTTCATCTGTCGATTGCTTGTAAAGACAGATGTACACGGTCGTAGCTTCGGAATCATCTATGGTAAACTCAAAGTTACTATATGACTTTGTTGTGCCTGACGCTCCTTGTTCGATTGTCTACACACATTTTTCAGAATCATCAGTAGCAATAGCAATGTAATTTGATGTACCTCTTGTGCTTCCAGTAACTACAAACGATGTCGGTTCGGTTATCTTGTACTTGTAGACAGCATAACCGGCAGTGTTTCCCAAAGCGATAGTGTTATTGGCATCGATATATGCCAAAGTATTATCAGTGAATGTTCGCACACCTGCTTCGTAGGTCGTGTACATTCCCGACAACCCCTGTACTGTTTGCGAGAGGTCGTCCACTTCGTCTTTAAGCGGATAGCCCGTAATCAGTTTCAAACCAGTGAACGAGAAAGCATCACCGACAGAGTGAGCATAGCTGTCTGATGCGTACAGATACATCGTAGTTACATTGCCCTTAAATGTGACTTTTTTCTGGATGTCCCGTCCTCTTGGTAATCTGACACTCAACGATCCACCGCTCCAAGTAAACGTAACTAGGCTTAGTTCCGTATCCACATCAGCACTGGTAATACTATCGACCTCAAGGGTGTATGTGCCTGACGGTATATTTATGCTAACAGTCGATAATGTTGTTCCGCTATATGTATCGCTTAAAATAGCTGGTGCTTGTAGATTCTTTATTTGAGTTATTTCCTATTCGTCAGCAAGTCCAAGTGAAGATGATGTATTGTTTCCCGTTACAGTTACACCATTGATCTGCGGTTTGTTTCCCAGTTCATCGTAATCAGAAACTCCACCACTAGAAATAATACCAATTTGTACGCTGTCACTTTCTGATGCATATAAACAAATATAAACCTTTGTGACCCCAAACGTATCTATTGTAAATTTATAATCGGTATATTGCGTTTCTGTACCTGATATACCCTAATTTAGAAGCTATAAAACATTACCAGAATTGTCCGTACCAATAGCTAGATAATTTGACGTACCTTTAGTTTTCCCAGTAACCTTAAATGATGTAGGACAATCTATCGTATATTCATATGTGTCATAACCAGAAAAATTACCAGATACAATAATACCATTACTTGGATATGTAAGTCGTGAACTAGTATAAATTCGTTCCCCAGCTTCATATGATGAAATACTACCAATTAAATTTTTCACTATATCCCTTGTATCCCTACTCAGTTCAATATCATCTTTTAACTAATAACTTCTGCATAGTTTGAAACCAGTAAAAGTAAATGTGTCACCTGTAGAGTGAGCATAATTATCCGAAGCGTATATATTAATCTATTTTACATCATTATCCAAAATAATCTTTTTGCGTATATTGGAACCTCTCGTAAGATAAGCATATGTACTACCAGAAGTATTATATATAAACGTTACAGAACATATCTGAGCGTCTGTATCGGAACTCACAATACTGTCAACATCTATAATATATGTTCCGGCATTTACATCAACATCAATTGATGTAAGCAACGTTCCAGTGTAGGTACCACTTAAAACTACATGGTGTTCAATTTCTTCTAATTCTGTAAAAACAGTTTCTAAATTATTCAAATCAGTTTTAACTTCATTAAGTTGTGATAAACTAACATCACCAGAATCTCCTTTATCACCCTTATCGCCCTTTTCACCTTTTAATCCTTCAGTAACAATATAATTCTTAATTGAGGCTTCAATTAAGGATCTAGTTAATATATCCATCTCATCAACCTCCAATCTGTACCCATACATCACTAGAGTTCAATATAAATGCTTTTCCTGATTCAATGGATAAAACAGTACTACCTTTTCCACAAGGAAGACAAGATACTTCATCGTCACCTTGCTATACCCCAGGAGTAGTGGAAGTTGGTAGATTATTTTTGTCAGAGTCCGTGTCCATAAAGAATTGGAATTGACGAGAACTATTTGACTGAGTAGAAGCATCTATCCAATACATATCTTTATCCTCCTTTATTTTTGTATTTATAACAACACATCAAATATGTAGATATTTACTGTGTTTAGACAGCCCCCCTGGAATTCGAATCCAGATAACCTCCTTCAGAGGGATATCACGGTTTTAGAGACCGGTGCATTACCAATTATGCTAAAGGGCTATATTAAAATAGAGCAGGAGAGTGTCCTGCTCTTAATAGTTTAATTATTATACATTATCATCAGATACATTCCTTGTTCTTTCAGCACTCCCGGATATTTCATCATCAGAAGCCCTTGGTCTGCCAGCATCATTATCATTCGCAGATTTTTGATAGCTAGATTCAAGCGGCTCCATCATATCTTTTAATCCAATAGCAGATTCAAATCTCATCGTGCAATAAGCCTCATATGGACTCATGTTCATTGCAGTAAGATATTTCATGGCAGATCCACCCAATGTTGCCGAAGTCTTCAACTTCTCAAGATATTCATCCTCATTATAATGAGTTTGATGATGAATGGTAAAAATCGTACCCTCGGCTACATTCTTATCAAGATAATACTGATAATTCTTTTCAAGACGAGAGAGTAGAAGAGCAACATAACTAAAGTCATTTAAAAGTGAATATTTGATAGATAATGCACTTTGCCCATCCCCAGACGAAACAATTGTTTGGCTTGCCCCAGATTGAGCAAATATATTATTAATATTCTCTTGAATAAGACTTTCATCATTCGTAGAATTGGCACGATTAAATGTTTGCAAATCAGCTGACATACCTGGGAGCAAACCAACTCCTGCTAATCTCGGCATAATATCAGAAATGGCATTCTTATATGCCTCCGCCAAATCCAAGCTGATTTTAAAATCGTCTACAGTATTCTCATCAAATGTATCAATCCGAAGGAGCAAAAGGTAAAAGTTGTCTAATTCAGTTCTATCTGCAACAATTTCTTCCGCTGATAACATATTCAAAATGGATGGGAATAACCCCGTAAAGAATGGCAATGGACTATCAAATTCATCCTGAAGCCCGCCCATCAGAACCAGCGTCTTTGATGGATCTAACATAAACCATCTTGCATCACGATTTGCCTGATAAGCTTTCCAACCTTCTACAAACTCATCTGCCCAGCACCCTGTGGTATCTCCATCAATGCCTTCTACAAATATCCTATTTTGACCAACTGCAAAATATGTCGCATCAAAATAAACTACCCACTGACCAGCCTGGTTTTTTCCTCTCAGCCGATAATATTCTACTGGCAGCATATGAAAAAATGTTCCTTCATCTGATGCGTATGCGTAACCACAATAAATTCCATCTCTAATTGCAAGGGCTATAGCAGTGGCAAATTCTTCTTTAAAATTAGTTCTATGAGCGGCAAGTAATACCGTCTCATAATCCTTCATCATTTTATTGATATTAATTTCTTTAGTAAAACTCGGTGCCTCAACAATACAATAATTATATTTAGGCATTGTTGCATAGTATAATATGATTTTGCGATATATAGCACTCACCCTATATAAAAATCTAGACACCCCGATTATTTGACTCCTATATGATGCAGGATTCTACAAATAAGTAGACACTAAACTTTTAGTATATTGCATTGCAGTTTGTGTTCTACCTCGTGCAACATCTTGCAAAATTAACTCTTTCAATTTTTCGGTTTTCTTGAAATTCAAAGCAGTAGGTCTGTTAACAACCTCTTGCTCATTATTTTTCTTTTTCGGCAGCAAAGACTATGTCATAACTTTACTGCGTTCATCGGCAAGCGCTGCTTGCGCTTTGTATTCTTTATTAGGCAACGTCAGCGCCTCCTTTCTTTATTAACGATTATAAGTCGTAGAACGACGTGGTGGAGTGATAGAGATGTAGCGAAGAAGGTCGTTAGCCTGCTGCTTAGGCTTTAGTTTTCTAGATAACTCCTATACAACATAATAATTATATTCCAAACTGCTATATCTATCTTTTCTCATCCCCGTTTTTTCTTTTACTTTAATTAAACCGTTATTCATTTCATAGTTTAAATTAATTAATTCATCAATTAAAAATGTCGTCTATATATACGGTAATTTTAATCTCGCTTTTTGCATATCGGTTAGTTTTCCATATCCTTTAATATGCTTTTGTAACACATCATCAATATTGCTATCAGTACACAATAAATTAATATTACCATTTTGAAATCCTGCTCTTAATGCCAAACACATATCATTATTAGACTTGGCGTTTGCTTTAATGGCATATATAACTTTCGGAGCATTTTTAACTTTGCATCTACTCGCAATATCATCATTATTACAGCAATTTAACGCCGGATAATTGCGACCATAGACAGGATCATATCTGTCTGAAGACATTAGATAATCCAGTATTGCCTAACCGATACCAGAACCGTCTATTACAAGATAATCACAATCATACTGATAAAAATATCTCATAATTAACAAACCTAATTCTTCTGTTACAAGTCCTTCTTTCGTATCGATAAAAACAATATTACTAATATATTCATTATTACTTGTCGGTAATGCACTATTAATAATCAACGCACTAGCATCGTTGTCATGTTTGCGAGATGCCATAAGAGCTATATCAACACTCAATATACGTTTCTCTCCAGACTATTTCTGTGGAAGTTTGACATTATTTGTTTTATAAAATTCTAAATCTCTAAGGCTATCAATCAAAATACGTCTATCATTTAAGGTTTTAAAATTAAATAATGCATCGGCAGCGCTTCCATAAAAAATACCTTCACGTTCCATCATAAAAGATATCTCATTAAACGTCTGCTCATTATATTCGTTTTCAAGTTGTTCACGCATAAGTAAACCTTCTTGTATACTCACGCCGTATGGCAAGTCCACGACAAAGTACTTTAATTTTGGATCTAACATATTTGCCGTATAATCCTTTACTTTTTCAAACATTTCCGATTGGCGGAACCAAGCGCTGGATAAATATAATTCTTTATTCATTTCTTGCAGATGAGCATATTCTGGTTTACTTAAGTATCCTGGTTGTCGCGGAGAAGAGTTCATTGGTCTTAAAACCGTACTAACAATTTTGTCAGAAACCATCCGACTTTCATCTATCAAAAGAACATTTGAACGAGCACCTCTGCTGCTTTCAGCTGCAACTACAACTCTGAGCCAAGATCCATTTTTGAAATATACGAAACATTCATTCTGTCCTGTGCTCCACCTACTTATTTCTGTCCGAAGGAGAGGAGATTTCTACATAAAATCATCAGTAATTTTAAGAATAATTTCTCTACCCTATTTATATGTATAACTACATGCAACTATTTTACTTCCAGGATATAGTATTGCTCTACACACTGCGAACAAACTCGTTAGATATGTCTTGCCAATTCCGCGACAAGCTATAAAATAAAAAACATCATTGTGCATCATTGCCCAAATTAATATTTTCTAAAATAGCTTTAAATTAACATTTAGATAATCTTGACAAAATCTCTGCGGATTTGCCCTATAAAATGATGCACGTTCTGCGACGATCTACATTATCTTTGATGTTTTATCTTTCTCTATTTGTGTGTCACTTTTCTTTCGTGGACTCATTTTATATCACCATCCACTCCAAATAATTTATTATATATATCATTGGAATGACCTTCTTCTTGTGCTTCTGGCTTGCTAACTTTATATTTAGCAACATATTCTTCGTATTCTTTTGAATACCCATTATCAAGACCAAGAGCATGAGATAAATGTCCGGCAAACCACACTCTTAAATATTTACCAATTCCATCAACATCTTTAAACTCTTCAGATGGCTCAGGGATTGGTTTTTCATTTTCCCATTTCTCTATCAATTGACCAAATGTAAGAGCATCCGTAGCAGCATTAGATACATTTTGTTTTGGTTGAAGATTTGCAGCAGCCATAAGATCATTCAATGATTTATCAAGATCTTTTGTGTCCTTGCCATTTCTCTGTGCTTTCCATATATCTAAAAGTTTAAAACATATTCTAATTATATATGTTTCTTGAGACTTTGAATCAACTTGAGTTCTGGCCTTCCAATCATCATATTGATCTTGAAGATATAAATAATCCTCAGTACTAAAGCCAGCACCAAATATTTTATATATTTCTTTTCTTGGCTTTTTGCTTTTAAACATAAAACCGTTTTCATCCACAACATCATCATCTACTCCAAATTCAGAATCCTTCCATGTTTTACCTCGCCAATTTGGAAGAGATTTAATTACTGTAATATAATGCTGATATGCAGTACTTCTATGTTTATCCTAAATATCTGCTCCACATGAAGTGAGAGCAGACTGATACATCGAATCTATATATGGCAAGTCCATCATTTTCAAAACGTCCATGGTTTTTTGTTTATTGTCAGAATATTGATTTGATTTTTTGTCATAATCACATGCCATGCCAATCAAACATTTTTTGCAGATAGGAAATAATCCACTAGCATATTTTTTATCAGTATAAAATGCATCAGAATTATGAAACTCATTACACTTCGGGCATAAATATATATCCCCATTAATTATACGATTATAATCATTTGCCAATTTATTATACTCTTGTCTGATTTGAGCAACGCCAGTTTTTCTCACTTCCTCTTCTGTAAGCGCCGGACGTAATCTAATCATTTTTTCACCTTCCTTTAATTATTATAATAATTAAGCACTCTTCATCTCCTGAAGAATGCTTTCCAAATATTCTACATAATCATAATTTATATTAATTTGAAGATTATTTTCCTCAAACCATTTGTCGCATTCGCCACAATCTATTTTATAAATAAAGTCAAGAAAATCATATGGGGTAAACATTGTGTATCCATAAATATCGTGAAATAGTTTATGAACATCTTTACAGACACATGCACCATAACCATATATATTATGAAGATAATGAATTTCTTTTTTTAATAAATCAAAATCAGTATCAGAATAATCGTTAACCCATTCTTTAATTTCCAATCCTAAATTATTAAACGCCTCATCCACAATATCTCTAAAAGCAACTGTATGATGTATGTTATTGAAACTTCCACCAGTAACCACACAATGATAACCACAAAAATCCATTGATTCTTTTTGCCAGGACTTCGTCTCAGAACGCAATTCGGCATATAACGGGGTTGTTCCACCTTTCCACCTACCATTCAAATTGCCATTTAACGGATTAATATGTCTAGGATTATTATCTCCGGCCCATTTCCCAATTTGCCTTTTCCTTATTTCTTCTACCTGTTGAGGAGATCTATGTTTACCTAACCACCATGATGTATGAGTTTTGAAATACTCTATTTTACTTTTGGATATATTTGACTTCCATTCTTCGGACATCTCTCGTCCAACTAGCTTCTCTTTTAATAATTCAGATTTGTGTTTATTGGCTCTAATGCGTGTATCCTGGGTTTTGCCAATAATGCCCAAAATACTCGCCCTAGATTCAATAGCCCTAACTGATCTATTTTGTAGAAATAGTTCATGTAACTCAATACCAGTATAATCTTTATAATATTTTTTTATTATTTGATCTTCGTCTTGAGTCCATGGTTTACTAGCTTCAAAATCATCTGGTAAAAACCCATGATAATTTGGATTACATTCCCTACATACATTTCTTAACCCTGTAACACAAGCTTTGTCTATTGGGAAATATTTATAAGAATTTGGTAAAGATCTCCCACATTTTTTACATATTTTTTCTTCACTATATTCAATCTTATTCGTATCAAACCGAGACCGCATTTCTTTGTTTCTCTTTTTGGTTTTTTCTGACTGACAAGCTTTACATATGCTGTTTAATCCACTACCATTATTTTTCGAAAAATACTGATTTGTGTTTGGGAAAATCTTTCCACATTTGGTACAAGTTCTATATTCATCACTATTCGAAGTTCTGTTCATAATTTTACATCCTTTCTCATCCGCAAAATAAAAAAGAACGGAAGAGTGCAGCGGATGTAAAAATGCACTCACATCACGGTAGCTACTCCGTAATGTTTCCGTTCCAATAACGGGAAATCTAGGTAACGATCCTAGCTTTTGCGGTTAACAGCCACACGTACTTCCAATGTACTAATTTCCCATATTAAAAGACTCCGCCTCATCAGCAGAGTCTTTCAACCGTAATCAATACGGTTATCTCATCTATAATTAGGGCCAAGTTCCAAGCGGCATACCAAGTTTTCCAACCTCAACATCAGTGTTAAAGTATACACCCTTAGTGCCATCTCCAATTAACAACTCACTGGCTAAATCCTGGTAAAGAGTGCTAATAATACCGTGGCAGTCATTTAAATTATCGCAGAAAAATTGAATGACACGATTCTTAAATACCACATAAACCATTGAAAACCATTCATATCCATCATCTGCGGGAGAAACTGCATATGCAAAAGCCGGATTACCTTTGAAAGCAACCTCAAATAATTCCTTCTTATTAGCAAATGCACGATTACTTGGTGTGCCATCAATCGCAACTTTCAGCTTAACGTTTCCAAATTCATATTCATCAGGGAGAAGCTGCATAAGAGCCGCAACCTTATCACCATTATTACAAGCAAGAACAACAGACGGTGCCTTGCCACTAAAATCAACATTAAAAGCAATCTGAGGATCGCCATCAAACAGAGCCTCAAGTTTCTTTACACATACAACCCACGGTGGGGAAATTTTCAATCTTACATCACTCATAATTTTCTCCTTATAATCATAATAAAAATGGTGGATAGCATAACGCTACCCACCTGAGACTTGTATATGGTTTATCCAAAAATTTTAATGCTGCTGATCTGCGGGATATATACGGCGTGTTACGGGGGAGTGGGGTTAATCAAATTCCGCCGCAATAATATCCCACACATCATCGTCACTTAAAATTTTGCTACCACTATATTTGAATTTAGTATAACTAGATCCATTATCTATACAACACGTAAACCCTTTGCGGTCATTAGTCAGACACACGCAAGGCTCGTGGTTGTCTCCAACTTCATCATGCACATCACCAAAACCAAACACTACAACGTTCTTATCTTCATTTGTATCAAAGAAATCCTCGGCAAAATCCTCCTCAACAAATGCATAATTAGCTTCCAACATTAAATACCGTTCGTGGTATTTATTCCACATTTCGCCCGTTGTAATTCCATCCTCTTCAAGAATAAGGTAAAATGCATCCTCATATTCAGTATATTGTGGGTTCTCCAAAACACCGCTTTCAAAATTAACATCATCAGTAATCTTGATTAATGTATTCATAATTTCAAGAATGGTTTCATAGTAACCGACTACTGCGATTTTCTACTTACCATTAATATATAATTCAAGAACGTCATCGACGATCTCATAAACATCATCAACAATCTTTTTCTTCATTATTAGTTCTCCTTTTAATCATCAATCAAATTTAACATTATATATACAATCCAAGCCTTCGGCTTCGGATACAATACACACTGCTTGCTCTGGCTTGTTGCGTAATCTATTATCAAGTGCAAAAGAATCAGTGCCGCAAAGACAACCAGACTGGATAACAGTAACATCGGCAGATGTATTAACAGCAAATGTATGTTTATGTCCAGTAATAATGCAATCAATTCTAGTTCTTAATAATTTATTTAATCTGTCGGCAACAGTTGCAAATGAATCTTTATCTCCATGAACACTGGCTACATTAATTCCACGCACCGGAAAAATCGCCATTGATTGTTCAATGTCATTCGTATAGCAGTGAATGTTTGGATAATTCTGCATCTTGCCGCGCAAAAACGGTATCACCAGATTATCAAAATTTTCGTGCGCCAGGCTTTCATCCTTTTTAGCATGAATGCGAGAGTGGTTGCCAGGAGCAACATACACGTTTACATGCCGAAACTTTCTGCTTAACGCATCGAGAAAATCACAAATATAATCAACTACCATAAGAAATTGATCGATAAGATCCTGATTGTTCTCAATACGAGTAGTCGGATGAATTGCACCAGACAACACCTCTTGAATAACAACATACGCATCCTGTGATTTATGCCGCTCCTGAATTTCAAAGATACGATCAAGATAATGCTGCATTCTATATTTAAGAACATCACCATCAAAATCATTCCAGAAATTATGAATTTCAAGTCCAGCATGAATGTCAGTTAATGCAATAATCATGTCATTATCAGAAGAAATTGTCGGCAGCTTATAGTTATATTGCAGTGCGAATTTGCCAGCCGCTTCTTCGATAGAAGATAGGAACTGTTCCTTATAAGATTCCTTTCTGGCTTCTTCGCGAATTAGTTTTCTATATTCATTGCGCTCATCACGCACCTTAACCTTTTCTTTCTCAAGTTCTCGCCTTAACTCAACTAACTCATCTGCGTCTTCCGCAATTCCTTCCTGTTGAAACCGTTTAATATCAGCGTACTTTTTCCTATATGTAGATTCGCCATAAGCCTCACCATCACTGCGGCAATACTTATTAAATATATCTTTAAGCTGATCCCATGTTTGAGTAATTAAACCATTGTCTTTATATGAACCGAGTCTTTGTACATAGGCATTTTCGGTTTCGCCAGGTTTTCTTTTTAAATCAATCGTACTCACCCAGAATTAATCCTCCTCGAATTCATCCTCAAGGTCTTCAACACTTTTAACGGCGAGAGATAATTCAATGGGAAGACCGCCAAATTTTGAAAAACACTTTTCTACGGTGATGGTGCGAGTTTCCTTATCACCATCAATATATGTAATTACCTTTCCATTATCAGATAAGTCTCCCTTGATAGAAAACTTCTGAACAGTATTCTTTTCATATTTATAATTCTTCATTATTAATTCTCCTTTTAATCCCAATTATGCATTACGACGATTTTCGGAAGCATTTAATCTTTTTGCCTGTGATTGTAAACTGCGTTTCTCAACAATAATAATATCCATCGCTTCATCGCGAGAAAAACCAACATTCATTAAAGCGTCCAACATCTTCTTATCGTACAATGCCATAGTATTATAATAATCATCATTACTAACCAAATCCTTATACATCCCAAATAATTCACCACAAATAGCATAAATCATCGGTTTATACTGTTCGAATACGCTCGATATAGTTGTTTTTGAATTAGCTGGGTCATCTAATAAAAGATCTAATATTGCATTTAGATTCATATCCTTTTAATCCTTTCGTATATAAAGATAGGACGAGAGTTAAAGTATCTCGTCCATATCACAATCTTCTCCAATAATTTTATGGACAATCCCAAAGCCTTTAGCTTTATCTGGATACATCCACATCTCTTGTTCATAAACGCTATCATAAAACTCTGATGTCATTGTAGTCTTGGAAAGAATAAATGCTTTTGCTCGTTCTTCCTGAGAGTCGAAAAACTCTACATTATTCTTTGCTTTACTACGAGAGTTCTCAATCAATATATCCCCTTCATGTTGAAGAAAGGCACTGTCCCGGTAGGAGTACCTAACATGACACGCAAGATAACACAAATACGCAGCACTAGCTACAAGATCAAGAGCAATTCCCCAAATCGGAGTTTTGCTGGCTTCAATAACATCAATCATATTATTTGCGTTAAACACATTTCCACCTGGGGAACTAATAAATAACTTAATGGGTTGCCTACTTTCAATCGGCAAATTTTTATCTTCCTTATTCCATTTAAGAATATACATAATGTAATCTTCGATGACATTATCATTAATTTCATCATTCATAAACAAAGTTCTATCCTGAAGAAATTCTCTGTATAATTCATCAAAAGCACTATCATTATTATTGCCAGAAATTGCGGTAAAAATATCAGCCATATGCAATCACTCCTTTACTGTGGTAGTAGCAGATAACTCTGCAATCTTCTTATTCAATTCTTCAATCTGCTTTCTGAGATTGTCAGTTTCAGACTGTTCGCGGGTTTTCTTATTTTCATCAATTAATTCCGCAAACACCTTCTGGAATTCATCGGTGTCCTTAAAAACAAAAACACTGCGCTTTCCATCAGGATCAGACCTGTCTGCTTTGACATCAATAATTTCCTGTCCCTTATGCAGAAGCTGTCTGGCAATCTGGGCCTTGCGAATGACCTTGCCTTTGATTTCTGGTTCTTTGTTTTCAAACGAATTTTTTGTAGTAATAATGTTCATATTCATATTCTCCTTTTAATCCTTATAAATATAATTAGTATTCTTTCTGAAATAAATTAGCAAACAATTGACTTGTTTCACTACGCACATCGGTTTCCAAATATATGCAACCGAACTTTGGATTCCCCTTAAGTTCATTGCACATTTTAACAAGTGCATTATTTTTCGATGTATCAATAACGGATTGTTTATAATCCCCATTATATATAACACGAGAGTCTTTACCGACACGAGTTCCAATTAAACGAATTTGTTTTTCTGTCATATCTTCGGCTTCATCAACGAGAAGTATTGCCTCATTAAAAGTGCGCCCCTTAAGAAAATATGGTGTATTGGCTTCAATTATTCCGCGCTGTTTTAATGATTCAAGTTCAAATTCTCCACCGTCAAGCTGGTCAGCAAATGGTAAAATAAAATCAAGTATTTTACTGTCTTTTTCTCCGGGCAGATATCCGATTTCCGCACCCTCAGAAATAGCTTCTCTTAATACAATAATACGGGATTGCCAACCCTTTTCCTGTACAGCCATTAATGCACATTTTGCACTGATTAAAGTTTTTCCGCTGCCGTATCCACCAAGTATTGCACATATAGTAATACTGGGATTATTTAATAAATCCAAAGCACAGCGCTGCAAAGAATTTTTCCCTTTTATATATTTTGATGGTGGTAATTTTAAAGGAACAAATTCATTCCCATCAAATCTCATTTCTTTAATAGTTTCATCATCAGTATTATTAATAAGTAGATACTCATTAACATACCAATCTGAGTAATCTATATTAGCCATGTAATCATTAATATAATCTGTGCTACCAACTATTTCCTTATATCCCTTATAAATTTCTTCCTTATTCTCAAACCATTCGACATTTAACTTCAGTACTTGTTCCGCAATATTCCGGCAACTTAAATCGTGTGTACAGAATACTATTGTTTCATCAAATACTTCTTGCCAAACAGCCGCCGAACAACATATCCTAATATCTGGATCGTCTGGGTCTAAATCATTGCAAATAGCCTTATCTTTTACGGCATCACAATATACTAATACTTCATACTCACCATGATGATCTGCTAACCACTTAATCGCATGTCTAGCGGCAGCACGAACATCTTCAGTTTTATTTCTTGCTGTTTTAATTGATTCCAATTCTTTCAAAGTTTCACTTGAGATAACGAATGGGAGAGTAAAATCGCTATCTTCCAACAAAACATTTGTGTCATAGAACTTCATCCGCTCACTTCCCTTCGCTAATATGTTGCTCTCTATATTTACGCAATAACTTCATAGCTTTTGGACTTGTGGTCAGAAAATATGTCTTGGATCTCGACTTATGGTTGCGAGAACTCATATGGACATCATTTCCAACACCAGCAGCCCGGAGATAGTCAGCTTCAACTCTAGAAATATCTATCATATATTATCCTTTTCCTTCCTTATATTTACGCATAAAAATAGGAGAGTGATAACTCTCCCTAAAACTTACGCATTATGTTTTTAGTTGGAGTGACAGGCTTTGCTCCTGCGACCTCTAGTTCCCAAAACTAGCGTTCTACTAAACTGAACTACACCCCAAAAAAAATAAATGCCGGGTGGGTGTGCGTAGAACCCACGCTTCTCCGTCTGGATTTCACGAACTTTATTATGGAGTTGTTCCTCCTGTGTTCCATATAAGAGCATTATTTTCTTCACGGCTTTTTAACTCTAAGAGTCGCTACCTTGCCTACCGACATTAATAACTAGACACATAAATATTTAATTTACCTATTAGAATACAAAAAAATATATTGCTGTACGTGTCTACAAAAATACTATATAAAATTAATTATGCAACAGCTTCCTTAACAACCTTGCCAAACTTACACACCGGAACATCCTTTGCGGCGATCATAATTTCCTCACCAGTCTGAGGATTGCGCCCCTTACGAGCATCACGGTGTCTTGTGCTAAACGTAAAACCTTCAAACGGCTTCACGCCCTCATCGTCCTTCATAGCTTCAATAATTACATCTCCAATTACAGAGAGCAGTTCTCTAACATCCTTCTGCGAGAACTCAGCCTTTGTTGCAACAGCTCTAACAAAATCACTCTTTTTCATAATAGTTTTCTCCTTTTAATCATTAAATAAAAATTATATTAGTTTGTTTCGTTTTAAATGCGCATTGGGTGTTTAATCCCTACCACACCCAAAGACTATTCAGTTGTTATATTTAAATCTAGATTCCGTATTTGTTTTCACCGCACTCGGCAATAGCGGCGGAGAGGATATAATACAAGGATTTTTGCATAAATCTCCCTCATATAAGGGATTATTGGGGCATTACGGCAGACATTGTTTTTATTGATTACAGAATGTGTAATATTAAATATGAGAAACCGTTTTAAAGCATTTTAAGAACCTTTCTTTATTAGTTTGATACAAAACATTCAACATTTTTCTTGTATATTTAGTGGCATTACGATATCTTTTATCTTTATGTGTTCTTCCATCAATCCCCAGTGCAGTTTCTATCAAACGGTATATTGTAATATTACTAAGTTTCATGGCAGATACTTTGCTTATTATTTCTTCCGTCTTTTCAATAAGTGGATATATTTCCATGTTCTCATCATCATTATAGAGTAACATAAAACGCTTTGCGAACAGATCATATTCCTCAACAGCTTTTCTAATTTTGCCCATCTGTGTTGCTTTTGGTTTTCCTGGCGGTCTATCAGATAAGTATAAGAATGTATCAACTAAATTATCTTTATCAGAACCTTGAATGCGATCTAAACAATTTTGCAACCAGTTCATAGGACAAACAAGGTTATCATCAATACGATTTTCAATTTTCCGCTTTTCTGCTTTTACCTCTTCATATGGTCTTTCTTTGCCATTTTTAGTAATAGAAATTTTTGAAGTCCATTTCATAAAGCGTGGATAATCTTTTTTTCTATTCATGCACTGCTGATTTCTAATTCTGGTAATATCATCATTGACATCCACAGCAAAAACTTTTTTGCATCCATCAATAGCCAGCTGGGCACATACAGCAAGGATGACGGTGTTTTCATATAATTGCCGTGTTTCATCATCATGTTCATTATTAGCCAATTTAGTCCAATAATAACTTTGGCTTAATTGCGCACTATCAGAAGATCCACCTATAGCCTTTTGCGCACTTTGCATTTGTGAATCCATCCGAGCATATTCTGATTTCGTGTTATTATATGTAACTCCACTTTCTGGAACTTCATTAACAACAGTCGGGTAATCTCTATACGCTATTCTGGCGGCTTCAACCATTTGCGGCTGATTAGTTACAAAGTTAAAATCCGAATCAACATTATCTTAATTTCCCGGCTCTTTATCCGAGAACTCTATGTTTCCATAGAGATGAGACTATATCTTTACCCTCGGCTATACGTTAGGGTAATCGGCACTCATGGAGAAAATTATTCTTCCCATTAGTCATTTCTCTAGTCGTTGAACCTTTCTACTACTTATATGGGTTTATAGAATTGGCTGCGGATTTACATGGTTCCCTTTAGCATCTCCGCATTTCACCGATTATTTTTTGAACTATGTTTCCATAGAACCGACCCTGATCGTTTGAGTCTTCTCCGTTCATTCTACTTTGCACATCCGTATGTATGCAATTAACTGCCATGATATTGTTACTAAACTCAAAATATTTTTCCATAAGAGGATGCTTTGTATTCTTAAAGTAACCCAAGTTATTACTACTATTGTGCGGATTTCGTATCCCGCATAGATACTCTCCATCATTAAATCGCGGAGCATACACTTGAATAACTTCGTCTTCTTGTTTCAATGTGGGGTCTTTATTCCAATCTTCTCCAACCGTATAAAGAAGCAGTGCATATGGATTGCCGCAAACAGTTAGATTATCACCTTCAACAGTAATCTTTCCTTTGCGCAGTTTTGCCACATATTGATTAATGATTTTAGATTTATCAACCTTCCACATTTTACTTCTGGAAAAATCATTATTCATTCTGTATAAATCCGCAAGCATTTCATAATGATTAACTACGGTAGCATTCTTGCGCAAAAATTTTTCAAATTCATTATTGTCTCTTTTTAGTAATTCAACATAATCTATACTTGTCTGTGCAATTTTCTGGATATCATCTTCTTTGCATGGAAGAGTATTAATCATTTGATATGATAGCTGCTGGACGTTACCAAGTTTGCTAGGATGATCAGTTTTGACTATTCCCCAGACAGAGCCATTATCATTAACTCGTTTACACCAATAATCATAAGCGGATGGGAGAGTGCCGCCAATCAGTTCAACGAATTTTTTCCATTTGATTGCATTGTCAGATGTAATCATCTTTATATCTTTGGCAAAATGTTTATTGCCAAACATATCTTCAATAACGTATGTGTCATAATCAAGATTATGCTGTTCACAATAATCTTGGAAAAAATTTTGTATTCTAGTTCTAAAAGCACAGGCTTTGAAAAAATGATTTCTTAGCAATGCCATACCATTACACCAATCGGGCAAAACAGACGTATCAATCAATGCCATTCCATCCCATAGCGTATTCTTTACATCTGTTTCTTCCCTATGGACAGTACAACGTTTACGTATTTCTTTTTTGCCACTTTTTAATGTTACTTCATAATCTTCGGCACGAACTATATCAGCCATAGTTCTTAAATAACTGTCTTGATCTTTTAGAATAAGTACATCTTCAACAGGTATATCTACATATCCCTCAATCGAAGAAGTTGATAAGGGGGCATATGCGGAAATTTCCACTATCTTTGCACCATGATCTGGTAATAGTGCACCAATTCCCATTGTTATCCAATCATATGCAGCATCATATAGTTCTTCTCTGATAAACATTACAGAACCTTGTTTTGCTTTTGATGGGTTGCGGTAGAGCATTTTATAATGAATGGTTTCTTCCGTTACTTCGCCAGTTTTGTTATTGGTCTGTGTATAAGTAATAAAAGTACCATGTTCATAAAACTCTCGCCGTATTTGATCCTTTGACATTTTTTTGTATAAATCTTTTTTTGCGGAAATCCTAATTTCAAGATCATCTATCATCTTATTTTTCTCTGGATCATCTCCGGCTTTTTTTCTCATCTGTTTAAGATGAGTAAGTTCTTCTGCATAACTACGCAACCCAAATTGAAAATCCAAACAAATAATGTCCTTTGTCGATTCATCTTTTTTGTCCGTTTTCATTCCATGATCTTTAAGCCATCTTGTAAATAAAGAATGATGTAACATTGCTTCCGTATAATCATACCTATCACGTATTCCTGTATTTTTCCCCATTACGGTTGCCGCTTTATAATTTCTTATTTTCCAACCATATTGTCCTATAAAAATCATCTCCCCTCATTATATCTAGCCGCCAAATAATCATATAATTTTTCTGCCGTACTAAAATCTACCTCAACCTCATTTCCGTTTTCATCCTTATCAATAACAGAACCAGGTTTCCAGTCTTTACCAAAATTCAGTTCAAAACAAAAATATGAAACATCATCAGTAATGTCCGAATTGCCGCACATTAATTTGTCCAACAATTCTGCACATAAATAGCCAAGTTCTGAATAATTAATCTCGAAAAATTCCAACTTGTGTTTTATGGCAACATTTGCAACTTCCTTGTCAAAATCATATACGTTCTGGATTTCATTAATATAAGAAACAAAATCTTCTTTACTTAACATCAGCAAGATTCCTCCAATCATATTTCGCCAGAGTTCCGCGCACAAGACTACGGATAACCATGTTTGCTTCTTCCGAACTGGGAGAGTTATATATGTTATTACAGACAATATCTGTAACACATGAATTAAATTCAGATTGCAACATGTTACCTTTCATCTTATTACATCTTTTGTGAGCCGGGTATAAATTGCTAATATCATTTGTCCCGCCTCGGCTTAATGGCACAAGATGTTCTAAAGTAAAATCCTCATCCTCAATGGGTTTGCCGCAATAAATACAGACATCTGATTTCTGCGCAACGGCATTTTTGATTACAGGACTAATTCTAATCCTTTTACTAGAATCAATATCTTCCCGAAGCTGCTTCTTAAATACATCAGGATGCTTAAATCTTCTGAAATTATTATCAATTACAACCGGGTTCTCAATATGCGGAAAAGAACCGCCGTGTTCCTCAATATAATCATATGCAGCATTCACCGTTGCAAATGTCATTGCTGCATTAAACTTTGAAGTTACTTCGCCGTTCTTGCTAACATAATATTGTTTAGTAGAAATAACAAAACTTTTTTTCTTTGAGTTACCGTATTGAAACACGACATGATCCGGGTGAATACTGACATATTTCTGCGCCTCTGATTGTTTCATATGAGTAGCGGCAGAAGGGCTATCATATAAATTGCCATACCCCTGAACGAATTTAATCTCATTTGATATGCGGAAAATTGCCGACATGATTAACCTCCTTTAATAAATTATATATCAGACAATTATGAATTATTTTTCAGTTCCTCATCAACCATATTGGATAATCTTTTGTATCCATCAGTAGAATAGAGTATAGCAAATCCTTTATTCACATTTTTATAATTGGTTTCTTTCTTCGTTGTGCTTACAATGTATTCCAGATTTTCATGTGAATTAAATAACTTATATAGCTTAACAATGTCATAGGTGTTTGCCACCTTTTTCCCGGCAAGACGGGCGGCAAGTTCCTTAATCAGTTCCGGGCATTTCATTGCATCAACCGAATTAAAATCACGCTCAGGGTTGTCGATTGCAAACATTGCCATCAGATGTTGGATAGCCTGTCGGAAGTAATCCATCAAAACGTCGCTATTAGAAATCAGACGAATTGCAGAAATGTTTTTGTTCTTACCTTTAAGAGTATATATATTAATGCCGGAGATTTTCTTCATTGTGTCATATACTTTATTGTATGCGTCCTGATGTGCAAGTCCCGACAATGATGAAAGGCCGCGCACCTTGGCGTTGGCTCTTTCGCGCCAAATATATTTTTCCTGGTCTGATAATTTGGTGATGAACTTAAATCCGCCGACATATCCGTCAATAACATTGTTTTGCTGATTAGCAGCTAGATCAGCTATGTTAGAGTCGATGCTGTTGATAGCCGAATTAACAGAATTGATAACTGTACCAATAGTGGAGAGAGAATTTTCCAGATCACCAATAGAGGTAATTGCGCCATCAACCTGGGCAGATGTTGCACCGCTTGTTTTAATAGAAGCTATATCAACGCCCATGTTAGAAACGTTACTTGAAATACTGCTAAGAATATTGGTCTGTTCTTTCAGCGACGATGAAATAGTGTCAAGCTTATTCTCAAAATTCTTCTTAAATTCAACGAGAGAATTAGTAAGCTGATAATTAATAACATTAATATATCTGGCGACTTCTTCGTTGGTCAGAGGAGTAGTTGTATCCATAGTATAAATATCCTTTCATGTTTAATAAATTAGAAATCAACAATCACATCATCATCTACAACGGCAAGATCAGTGACACTGGCTTTCTTGATAACACGATCCAGTGAGTCAATCATAGATTTGCAAGTGTGGAAAAGACGCTGATACAGAATATTGTTAGTTGCGCACTGGGTGATAGCATCGCCGTTCTCAATGGGGGCAATTACGGTATTCTGAAATTCCACACATTGCTTGCAGAAATTAAATATTACATCGGAGTCAACACAATCATTATAATTTGGCTGCGCTTCTTTGCGGTAAGATTCCATCTGAAGCTGTAATTTATCCCGTTCACCTTTGAGGGATTGTATATCAGATTGTTTCGACAGAAGATCAGTCTGTAATACCTCAACCTGTTTCTTCAATTCTGCAACGGTCTCATGTGCTGAATTAATAGCCTCATTTAACTTAACTTCATTATTATTATTATTAAACTCGGCAATGGCAGCTTTAATGCCGTCGATTTCGTCAGCATCTAATTGTTCTATGGTAACTGGGGCGTTTAATCGTGCCGCAAGTGTTTTATTTTCGTTTTTTAGTTTATTTATTTTTTTAGAATAATCTTCGAGTTTCTTTTGTGTTTCTTCTTGGGTAGGATTTTCAAGCTGCTTTTTAATTATGTTATACGCCTTATTAGTAGAGATTAATCTATTGTTCCAGTCGGCATATTCTCCGGGAGAGAGGAGATCTTTATGCTCGACAATATATTTATTCTTGCGGTAAGTATCAAATGATATACCAATTTTCTTCGCAACAATTTGTCTCGTTTCACCACCCTCCGAAGAATTCTTCGTAGGGTCTGCCTTGCCAGATTTCATTCTTTCATCAGCCTTGATGCTTTCAATTCGTTCCAGTTCTATGCCAGCGTTAACAAGCTCTTCCATAGAAAAATCTTGACGATTTACATTCTCACAAATTTCAACAGATATATTATGTTCTTTGTCTAATGTATTAATGATAATTGCATCAACATCAGACCATCCAAGAAGTTTACAAGCTTCTAATCGACGTTCACCAGCAAGAAGTTCGTTGTTTTCGTTAATAATAATAGGAGAGAGTAGACCGAGAATTTTTATATTTTCCGCCAAAGATTTTATGTCACCTAGATTTTTTCTGATTCTGTTTTTTATACATACATCTTGTATAGAGATTCTTTTATACTGCATATATCCCCCTATTAAAATGTAATATCTAAATCTTCCATTGCCTTGTCAATACAGTAATTATTTCTATTAATTATATAATATTCAAATTCTTTTAAAATGTTTTCAAATGATTTTGTTGTATAGTTTTCTTTTAGCCATTCTGAAAGATGAGATAATTCTTCTTCATTTTCTAGATTCTTTTTATTAACAGAAGAAATATATTTATGTATAATACTATGACAGTTTGGGCATAATATCATTAGGTTATTATTATCAGAATCTCCCCATTCTTCAAGAGGAACTCTAAAATGTATATGCAAAATATCTTCACATGTATTTCCGCAGATATGACAGATTCGTCCATGCTTATTCAAAATTTCTGATCTGCAATTTTCAACTATATTTTTATGTTTTGCGCAGTATAATTCTTTGATAATTTTTATTCTATTATTTATTGCACTCTGATATTCCGCAATTGCTCTTATACATCTTCCAATTTTAACAGGAGATGACAATCTTGTTTTCAATCTTATATGATTTATATTGCTTATCACATATGCATATGTAAAATCACTATCGTATTTGTCATTGCTTTTACATTCTGTCATTATCTCCGTAATACCAAGTTCTTTACATGCCCGGACTCTCTGATGCCCAGATATTATCATCTTGTTCTGATTAATAATAACTGGCTCAATTACGCCAGATGTCTGAATAGAACGAAGAAATTCATCCCAGGCTTCTCCGGCAATGTCATCAAAATAATAATCATTCTGCGGATGAGGCGTGAGATCGGCTACTGGTAATAGTTGCATTGAATATCTCCTTTCGTGGTGATGCGTGGCAGTGCGTGGTGTGTTTAATAATTTATATATTATGGATAATAAACGATGTTTTGATTTTTGTCAACAGCAAAAATCGTCTTAATAATTTCTTAAGAATTAGATATTTTTTCTATCCAATCAATAAGCAATTTTCTCATTCTGCTGCTAGGTATATAAATCCAGATTGGATTACCATCACGAATTGCCGAACGCCA